CACCCCGGGAGGGGCCGGCAACCCAAAGGAAGCCAGCGCCGGGCCGAACGCCCATTACCCCCACCTCAGTTTTATATCACTGAGGTCCACCTCATTTCTGTGCGTTGAGCACTATGGTGAGGCGCCATACGTGATCCTCTGCCGACGAAATAGTTATATAACCCTATTTCGTCGTTCAGGACATCAGGCCGGTTATCCGTTATAACCGGAATTCTACACTCAACCCGTTGGAATTCGGAACTCCAACGAACGATACTACTGGACCAGGGCACTCGCCCGGGAATCCAATCTATCCCGTACGGTACGGGGTAGTATTCATTGAGCGCAGACAATAGGCGAATGCAAGCATTGGTTAAACCACTTTGGAATAGTAGTTTAGCTGCCTGCAAAGCAGACGCCCATTCCTTGTCTTCGGTGATCTTGTGGGTTTTAAGTCGCGTAATTCTCACGTCTATTCCATAATAGAACCATGAGCCGCAAGCTTCTCGTACGGGTGTGTTACAACAAGACTTGTTGTAATTCACCACGAGCCCACACGAGGAAAGAACAGAGCAGACCTCACTAAAATGCCGTCTAGGCACGATAATGTCGTCTCCAAACACGCGTATCTTATTACGAGAAATGAATTCGTAAAGAAGACGCTTGTTTGAGACGCGATGGGCCTGTCCACGCTGGATAAGCATGGTAGCTAAGCTCAGACAAAAAAAGATGATTGTCTGAAACGGAAAACAGAGAGCGTTTCCCATAGGAAAAAGAGTAGTATAATCTATCTCTTCTTCATCAGGGAGAACAATCTTTCTGCTCCTAGCTACTGTCGCTAACTTCAGCACATCTCGTGGGATGATGAGACGCGCCAGTGATAATCTCAGATTATCACTCGCATCACTCAAGTCTATCGTGGAGTAACCAGGGTTACGCGATAACTCAAATGATTTTGACTGATCATTGAAGTCAATACTGCGTGAAGTTAACCAATGGCCGTGTACTAGTTGGACCAGTACACGCATCAGACCTTGCTGATAGAACATGTTTTCTTTTGGTTCTACGCAAATGAGTCGATGTCCTCGGAAGTCTTTTGGGACTATCGCGAGTCGGCAAGAGGATGATACCTCAACATCTCCTTGTGGGAGATAGCCATGCTGGCCCTGATAGATTCTATCGGGTATACCAGGCAAGGCGCCGAATTGCCATTTTTCCCTCCCTTTCGAACCGTCGAAAACCGCACCCGGGCCATGAAGCCCGAAGGGGTAATCAGAAAATTGAGCTAACGTAGCCTGGATTTCGCCGTCTTCGTAAAATATACGTGACGCTATAGTCCGGGCCAACATCAACACATCTGATACCTCGCAAAACAGCGGTTCCCAGTTCCTCGATACTCTTCTCGCAAATGACTCTATCTCCTCTTTCGAGTCGACAAAGGCACTCCAAGGTTGTGAGTTTAGAAAGGCCGAGATAAAACTGTCTCAAGAGATAAACAGCCAGCGCAGCACTCTGCTGCTCAGCTGTCGTCGCCGAGATAGTCCATTCGACCAAATCGGGTTCTTTACAGATGACTAGGTAGTCATCGACCGATTTATAACGAGGGCAACCACTGTAATAAAACAGTGTTTGCCACAGGCTATTGAGGAAAATGGGGAACGCGGCACCATTGTCGCGTTCTTGAAGCTCATCGTCCTTTATCTTCAGGTTTTCGCCTGTAATTAGGGAACGCTCAAGAGCTTTTCCAATACGAGAGAGTGAGTTAACAACTAAGGTGGGATTTGCATCCCGTACTAAAGTGTCAATCCACTCCTGCTCGTAGAAGAATTGTTCGTTTGGGTAGATCTCACGGATATCCTGTAAGATACCATCTAGAAAGGGTTTAATTAGAGTTTGTGATGCTTTCATCATATTCTCCGACCGTTAAGGTTATTACAATCAGCCCCCTAGCCCACATTGAGCTAGCGTTTTGACGACAAGAGTGACGATTTCTGATACAGATATCGTGTCATTGCCGACGACGTACGAAGCTACATTAGTGCTAATCAACAAGATTACACCAATGACTCGCTTCAGGACCTTTGAACGTTTAGAGGTCACGTCCTTCAATGATAGCTGTGATGTTGGCATTTGTAGCCTCCATAGCTGTAGATTCGTTGAGTAAAGAAACAAGTAGCGATACCAGTTTCTTTTGCTCAATTTGTGTCAGAACGGTAGTATCTTTCGGGATACTAACGTCTAACGTTACCTGAAGCGTCGCTAACTTACCTGTGGCAGCATTTGCCTCTTTGCGGGTAAGCCTGACAATACTATGGTCATTAGAAAGTGAATTTGCATTCACCTTTCGGACCTGTTCAAGTTCGAATGGAGCTCCAAGTGAGCGACCTGCGACCATGAACACAGCACCAGACTCCGACGTACTTTTCAGTACGAAAGCTTGGTGGTTAGTGTTGTCAACGTAAGGGTTGAGAGTAGATGAGGCCATAAACGGTCCCCTTTCCAGCGTTAAGCTGATGGTTCATTAAATCTCTTATCACTAAGCCTTCTTAGATAAGAGTTGCGCGATAAGCGCGATACCGTTCACAGATCTTATGAACGACAGGCCTTTGGTGTTGAAGGACACCATCGCACCGGGTTCAGACGGAAAACCAGAGTATCGATTGTAAGTAGAGATTCGACCGCGCCCTGATGACCTTAGAATCGGGACAGAATAATTAGGCACTAAGCCTTGATATGCTGACCCCGTCTTGTGGTAAAAGGGATTTGCAGAGAAATCTACTTCAACATCGAATTCGGAGACGACATGGGTGCTAAACCCGATGTCTTTTATATCCATCTGACCGAGACGCCACTTGTTTAGCGGGGCCCATAATCCTCGTGTATCGACGAACCAGTCGATGACGAAAGAAAATGGGATCACTTCCCATAGGGTATCTCTGACAGTCCGCCAGTTAGGAACTAAACCATACAATTGAAGAAATCGTCTGGTCGAATTCATTCGCTGGCGGGTCGACTGATATTGCTTGCAACCCAGCACCGCGGTTGTCCTGCTGTTAACACTCACACATCGGGCTCTTACAGAGCCGAATGGAGGGTTATCGCAGTACGACGTGGGCGGAGGGTAATGGGCATTCCAGTCCGTCTCGGGCGTCCCGACGCAGTAAACTGCGTCTCTAAACAACGCATCGGTGTGGTTAACCGACAGTCGTTCGCCTAGCTTTTCGAGGTAACGCTGGTGATCGTCATTCAGAAAATGAGCCGTAGCTTTCGCGATGGTCTCAGTATCCTGATAAAACGATTTCCAACCGTAGTATCCCTCGAGCCAAATGCTCGAGCCTTTTGAGGCGAGAGTGCGCGCAGTAAGTTTCCTAACTTGCCGCCGAAAATTTGGTTTAAGGAGATTGAAAGGATTACGCATCATGGCTATCGTCTTCGCACCCTCCAATAGGGTAACAGGAAGCATAGCAGAATTAGATGTGGTTCCTTCAGCTAGGGAAGCCAATTCATCTACCATGGAGTTCCATGGCACTGAAGCAGGCTGATACTGCACGTCACTAACCATTACTGGCCAAGACACATTATAGGTACAGTCCTGAGGTCTGGGATCCCACCACGGATAAGCCGTGAAGGTTCTCATACCTTGTAAGGATGCTGCCCTAACTTGTGTATGGGAGCAGTTATGGTACGGACGTGGAACAACATGCTCAGGAGTGATCTCGTCTAAGATGAGAGACGTTGCGGATAATCTAGTACCAGGGTTATTGCCCCAAGTGGAGTCAGACATGGCCGAAACAATGCCAGCTGACTCACCATTGGGTGCAGAAACCGAGGGAAAGATTCCCAGTCGCTCACGATAACGAGATCGCATGTGAAAAGACTCCTGTTGGGGACCTGATTGAAAAGGGTGAAAGTTTTCAGCGCCACGACGTGG